TGAATTGAAGCAATGACGCCCCGCCAGTCTCAGAAGTCACGACAAAGAAATACAACAATACATAGCGGACGTCGCCGTAATGGCGGCGCCCGCAATGAAATTAAATTAAAGACCCTCATGCTGTTTCAACACGGCGTGCAAGGGTCTCATGATATACCACCCATCACGATGAAACAAACGTTGAAGGGTGATAATCAATATATTGACACGTACTTAGCAGATTGCAATGACGTCGTCAATACCAAAAGACTGGGTATTTCCGGTGTTATCAACATATACCACTCGAAAGCTACTTATCCAGTATGTGAACCTTATAGTAGCATGACATTTAATGGCAACACTAGTCACGTCCGTGACGGCAAGTATTACATTGATGATTACCATGGGGAAGTGCAAGATTTGTGTAGTTTCGAAAAATATCGCGCAGATTTGCTACGAGATATACGAAGCAGCAAGAAAACTCATGGCACCAAAAAGAAAATGGAGCTGATCAATTGGCTAACAGATAAGTCCACTGCTTTCCCATATGGCAACATGGCTCAAAAACGTGATGGATTTTTAGAGTTGTTAGATGGTTACTACATTAAATGCGCACACTGTGATTGTTTGACGTACCTACCATTATCCACACTTATAAACCCAAATGTTACTAAAGCCCAATTAACGCAATTCCTGCGTGATTTCTCCACTCAAAAAGCTGAATTCTTCCCAGATGCAGAAATCTACGGCGAGTTGGCTATGATGGTGCCCATGTGTTTCTCATCATCATCGGGTTCTTGTTTCAATTGTGATGAGGATTTGTTCAGTGAAACAATAAATATGATGCATGCAATTTATACTGAATCAATCGCGTACCACAATACTATTCGAGGCACCCATATAGAAGAGATGACAAAACTGAATATGCTGCAGGGTGCGCCACCCGATGATATGCCAGTTGCAACAGCTAAATACAACGAACTTCACAACCGGCATGCTGCCAAAGCATTGGCGAAGATGAATATCAATCACATCAATACCATTTACTCTTTGAATGACTCCACACGCCTAGAAATGATGCACGCCAGAGCACACACTAGAATAACTAACACTGCCAGGATGAACACTACCCCAATGTCAATACTAGAGAGTGAGGAAATTTTATTGGTAAGCGACCTAGCAAGTGCCACTGCTGGCAACCTAGTTCATCACCCCACCACCATCACAACTAATGCATCCTTGCGTGATATAGTTGACACCGTTTGCAATGGTCCATATTTTGCAGACACAGGTGTCACTATTGACATACCGACTGCTGCAGCTGATTACCTAGAAATTATACCAGCGCAGCACGATATGGACAAAATGCTCAATTACGCTGCTAGTGGTGCATACGTTATGCTAATTCGCCCGGATGTGCACAACGTGATAGTCAAGCAAGATTCCAAGTACTACTATACCCTAGCAACAGGTACTGATGTACCAGTAAAATGGGACATCAGAACACACGCATTACTCAGCAATTGCGCTAAGCTACACGATGGTCAAAACCACTACAATATACATACTATCAGTCATGGTGCGTATCTGCAAATTATTAAATTGGAGTTATCCGACTCAAGTATGCATGCTCGCACGCTAGGTAATCAACCCACATTCACCGCTTCCATTCCAGTTTTCGACCCTCTTAATCCACTTGCATCGCTCGGAGTGTTTGGTACGAAATGGGAATATAGACAAATAAACGTAGAGCTACTGCGTAGATTAGTCACATTCGCGCTGACAGCGGACAAATCTCCAGGGGCGATTGAGGCATACTACGCAGGTATACTCAGCACCCATTACACCATAGGCGGTAAAGTGGTAGATCTAAGTAACACACCGGTGTCTGAAGGTGTGCCTGAAATAATATATGCTATGATGATACTCAGCAATCGCAAGCTGGTTACCATGTGGGCTAGTATACTACATTTGAATAATTATTCCAGTGTGAATGGCCTAAAGACAATCACCAACTTCTTCCTGAGCAGATTAATCCGCGTCGCAGTCCAGCTTGCCGACAAGGTATTGCCGTGGTTCGAAGGAGTTCTTTCCAAGCCAAGTGAATTCGCTAAAAGGTTAGTCAACACGGAAGAGCGTATAGACGTCGAAAGTGTATTCGCAAAACTTCTACCACTATTGATCATTACGTCAGTAAATGATACTCAAAACCCAGCCAAACCAGCCATTTCAGTATCAGAGAGTGCTGTCTGCCACCATCACACATCAGAATGTAATCATCAAGTTGGTGATGTTAGATGTATATGTTGTGGAGTCCTCAATATGAATTCAATATGCGAATGCTGTGCTAAGCACACCAAGTGCAGGCATTCCTGTAACCACGCGTGTACTAATAAACTACACATCTGTAAAAAATGTGCCAATGGCGAGCGATGTGTCATGCGCGCACGATGCCCGTGCTGCAATGTGTATGGTTGTATTCCGTGCCCCATCTGCCCGCAATTGGAGAAGTTTGAAGTGTCCGACGTTCAACCCACAACCGCCATGTCACTTGTTACCAAAGTTGCACATCGCACCATGAAGGTACCCGAATCACACAGAAGACCAGTACAAACCACACCAGCCATATCTAGGCCCAACTTAGGTAATGATGCATTGATAAACTTGGCAAAGTCACAAGCCGTGTTCAAGCCAAGTGACACCAAACACATGTTGCACACTGACTACATGAATATTAACAAACCTAATCACTTGTTTGTCATTGACCACTCTGATTTGTACATTCCTATGCTAAGTTTCACTGGGCAATACTACGTGCCCATCAATTTACCTACACCAGTGGTGTCCAATCCAATACCTGGCACACATTACTGCGCGTATGCATGCATAGCAGACCAAACTAATAACACTATTGAATCGCTCAAAAATATGCATGGGGATAGACACAGTATGGATGCGCAAGAACTGCGACACTTAATTAAACTACTTGGACTCAACTGCCTACTTCTGTTGAATAGTAGGACTGCTGAAATATTGCGGTATGGGCCTCAGGCATCGAAGTACCTCCTCATTGCACATGGTTCCATCACAGCAGAGGTACCACATAATCATTGGTTCGTACCACACATACCTGAATTTGTAGACATGCCAACTGGTTACTATGGCCCACATAATTTGGGTCAACCGTTTGAAGATATGTCACAATTGAACATGTGGAAGGCATCTACGCTGGAAATGGGTCGTATCAACAAGAAAATATCCGTTATGCGCCGGCAATTACAGCATAACAAACCTGGCGCCACATTAGAATTGCCCAGAGTAACGTTGATAGGCAATAGCTACTATCTGACTAACGGTAAGACCCACGAGCCACGGATTGGCAATATACACTTTATGCTTCCCCCAATGTTCGATGAGGAGTTAGTGGAGGCAGTTAATGGCTCCAGCTCGAAGTTAGTCAAATCATTATATGCCAATCAGACCAATGAATGGGAACAAGTAGAAACAGATGCAATAAACTTGCTCAAACTAAAGTGCTGTGATATAAACAATTTCCTTACCAGTATAAATGATGTTGAAGACCAGAATAAGTGCACTAGGCATGTGATTGATTCAGATGAACCGTTCGTGCCTACGCATGTACTAGGTAAACTGAAACCACTAGACGTGGTGCGCATCGTGCAAGGTAGTCAGAGCACGACGATTATCGTCGCTGGTGAAGCCGCACAACCGGTAGTGTGCAATCCATACGGTGCCGGTGCCATGTTGTACCAGTTCAAAGTTAGTCTTTCATCATTGTATCGCTCTTTAATAATGGTCACGAAGGCTATTTCCAATTTGGATAATGTAAAGACCATGAAGTTTGGTCGCGTGGTTGATGGTGTGGCTGGTTCTGGTAAATCCACACTCATCAAGTCATTTCCCAATCGGGAAAAAACCACGCTAGTTTGCAAAACAAGGTCTGCAATGGAAAGTCACATTGATAGTGGTTTCCACTCGCGCATGACCATGGAAGCAGCAGGGCTTTCAGAAATCATCACTAGCACCCTCGTCATTGACGAAGCGTCTATGATAACCAACGTTGAACTATTGTCCTGTCTGGACAGCCCACACATGCAAGTTCACATGTTAGGTGACAGTTATCAAATCGGTGTGAAAGACATGTCCAGTGTGTTAGGCTCACGCGACGAGAATAGCCTGTTGGCGCAACTAAAAAACGAAGCTCTCACGCACACCTATCGATTCGGCCAACCGCTTGTGGATACTATGCTGAAGCAGTTTGTGCCTAACATTACCTGCCAGCCCGACGTCACAACTAAATTAACTCACCTGACAGCAGACAATTATGACAAAGTGCTGCAATACTGTTCAGATCACAACGTCAATGCAGTGTACGTATTTATGCACGCCGATTACTTGCAACTCATGCACTTGGTTGGTGATAAACTTTCAATCAATAAAGTACATGCATCACAAGGTAAAGAGTTTGATACAGTTTTGGTGCTACATTGGGGTAATTTCTCACAAGAAACTTCAATTGTGAGATCATCTAAATTCATTTTTACCGCAGCTACCCGTGCTCGTAAACACCTTATTTGGGTAACACCTCCCGCCGTAAAAATATCTCTGAGCAGCATATTAGACATAGCCTACATTGGTAGCGGCTACGCCGATGTATCAGTGTTCGACGTGGATAGATGCGCCCTAACACGCAATTTGACCAAACTGGAAATGGAGCTACTCGGAGAGATGTTACCCAACCACCCAACTGCAAAAGAGTCGAACAGCAAATTCGTTATTAAACCACATTGTATCAACGTTACCGCGCTAGGCCCACCCATACTCAATAAACGGCCAACAGTATCATTCGTGGTAGATAAATCAGGCACTTATGGTACAAATACCGTGGCACGCATGGGCATAGAAAAGATCAAGTCCGGAATACGGAAGCATTTCCCCTCTAGCTTCGCTAAGTTACAAGCTGAAATACAATCGATTGAGAACCCTGTTGACATCACAACGCCCACTGAAACGAGCGAAATGTTTAGCAAGATGACCCTATCACCAAATGATGCTCCAAGTTCAGACACAACAGACATAGAACACCTAAAACCCAAGACATCTTTTACACAATTACGAGAGCCCACTATACTAAGTAATGGTAGTGAAACATCATCTTCTGAAGATTCGTTGAACCAATTGGCGGCAGAAGAACGCACCAGCCACACAAACCCATCGCTTTTAACAGCTCAATTAAATTACATGGTGTCAAACTTGAACCACAAAGCCAAAGAACAAGCTGGGCAGGTCCTTGGCAATGTATTGGTCGACACTGATGATCACCACACAACTGCACCGTATATCAACGATAGATTCTCATTTGGTACGCCAACACCTATTGTGGTTAAACAAATACATTTAAACAGCGAATTGTGGTCCAGAATGATTGTGCTAGCGGATGTGGTGCTTGCCTACCAATGCACGAATGCAGCAATCACTTGGAAAGTTGACAACTCGATTTTCAAACTATCCATACACAATGGTTGCTCACTGTACTGCGGGTTTAAATTCGAGTTCGAAACAGAAACGGTCCTCATTAGTTCAGCTCATGCCGACGATAGTCGAGATGGAGCACTCACTACGTTGAACGCCTGCAACCGTCATATTGTTGGTACTACAACCGCAATAGTTAAAGTACTTTCATTCTTCTCTGACAACTCTATCTTTGGGCCTGTGTCCAGAAATGTATGCATGAAGACATACAGAGAGAGGTTGAGTAACATATTTACTGCTGTGATCTCAAATTGCACTTTTGACTCAGTTGGTGAACGATTCGGCAATAGAAATGAGGAGATTGCTCAATCATGTATTGATTACTCTGACAGTTGGTGCGTACCTACGCACCAGAGCATGACGCACTTCATAGTGAATTCAGATACTGGCGTTACTCTCCAACCTGCTAATATAACAGTTACCGGTGTGCATGCATTAATCAGGATGTTCTCAGGTATACGCGGTGAGGATGCAGTGTTCACACTCAATCGTGCCAACAAAGCGACGCTGGATCGCACACTGATACGGCACATGAATGCAGAAGAAAAATTTGATAGGCCGGTAAGCATACCCACGCAATTAATGCGCAGTGAGTTATGGGCCCCGTTCCTGCAACAAGTCGGTTCAAATGTGATCACACCGGTTGCCCTAGGAGTAACTAGCATATCCACAATACATGGTGCAATGTTACTTGGTGGTGCCATGCTAAAACAAATGTTCGGTACTGACACTATGCATTATGTTGGTTTAAATGCACAACTTTTCACAATCAACTATAACATTGGTGACACTATTGAGAAAGTACCAGGGGATGGCATGATTTACATCAAAAATATGTTGAAAGCTAAGGTTAAGAGTTACACACAGCAACTAGAGGTAGAATCTGACCCAAGCAAAAAAGAACAACTGCTATCAGATATAAATTTCCTGGGTGATATAAATAATGTCTTACGCAGCACCATTCGTGGCGTTGTGATCTGCCATCCGCCATACTATGATGCATATGCTGGTGATAATTGTTACACATGTTATCCACACACAACATATCCGACTTGCTTGCTAGTGAAAGGCAACTTAATAGAATCTTCCGAAGATGGTACTAAATTTTCAGTGGATATATCCCACACCGTAATCATGGGTGTAGTCGGTTCCTATTATTTACACAAGAAAGTGACCAATTTACCAAGTCTAACAGTGCAAGCATCCGAACTAGCCAACCCAAATTATAGAGTATTCGCTAGTAACGTTGCTGGCATGGAAACGGTTAAAATCCCAGACGCCATCTTTAGAAGGATGGTTGCTAGGGCATTCGCAGAGCGTGATACGACGCTACCGGACATGGTTGCATATAGCAGGTCACTATTGAACACCATGACGTACACTTCCAAGGGTTATTCATTCAGATACAATGACAATCCGCTGGAACTTTTGCAGTACAGTGTTGTAGTTTTGAATTTCGCAAATAGGCAGCGTAAGTTAACCTCGTTCGTTGGTGCCGTATTAGGTGCATCAGCTGATGATAATAGTAATAACATCGCTAGTCCAATAATCACTCTATTAACGGAAGCACTTAAGACCATCGGTTTACAGGTGGCTCAAGGTGTGTTCGAGCAACCACTTGCCATACTCCACGAGATGTTGACAAGAGGTACAATTAATACACCCATAGTGTCCGATGTGTTTGCTGTGCTCCGCGACGCCAATTACCAAGAGATATTCCCAAGTGTTAGGTTGATTCAACGGCATCACACTGACACAGAGTCCACTATGGTGGTTAGTCCGCAGCACCCAGGCATGGTGACGCAAGAGGAAGTGGATGAGGTGATTGGTGAAATGCCGACCAGTGCCACGCTACCCTCCGGCTTGTCTCAATTAGTGCAACCCGTTGTGTCCAAATTCAAGAAGGACGTGGCGCAAGTAACTACCCAAAGTCAAGTAGAGATTATACGTAACACGAGCAATAAACTGATCAACACTTGGTATGACATGCGAGACGCGTGGAATAAATACGTCAAGAACGATGACAAATTCCAGCCATGGGAATTTGATGCACCAATTGGTGATGTTCTATTGTTATACGCAGGTAGTCGTGGTGACGCACAACCACTAGATACCATAGCCGAGATTGCAGTGAAGTGTGGCTTGAGCGTTAAAGCACTAATCCCGGCAGATTTACATTCCCGCATACCCGGGGTCACTTACGTAGAATACTGTTCATCTTATGATCACCTAACCAATAGTGGAGTAAATGGCACACTACCTGATGTGGGTGAGTTCGCTAAACATGCGATGGATGTGTATCAACATTGGCTAATTGAGCACATGAAACACCGTATAGTTATTGGTCTATTCTTTTCTAGTGAAGCTAACCTTGTGCACGGTACAGAAAAGAATATCAGAATAATTCCGCAACTGGATGATGAGTGGGACGGCAACAAGAAATGTGCGCATGGTATGGGCAGCAATAGCATCAGGGCTCTGTTCCAATTACCACAACCTAAATTGACATCGTACTGGGCGGTGCCGTTTGATGTATTAGATCGTGCAGACAACTTAGGTTTCCTTATACCACAGTATAGCTTAAGCATCGATAACAATACTGATATGGCATTGCGATTCAGTAAGAAGCACAATGGTAAGGTTCGCGTGATCACTCTTGGTTCAATGCTACCGTCCGATTTTGCTGTGAGAATAGACAACATGCTGCGTGCCTCAGAATTACCACCCATATTTGTCACTGGCAAGATCAGTACTGCGCAGGGCACGTTCTCGTACAAAGACATTTCCTACGAATTTTCAGCCCAGGGCATGTATGAGGATATATGCATAGTTAAGAGTGTGAACTACCTGGCTTTAACAGGCCACGTGCAGGAGTGCCACAACCACTGTGGCGCTGGCACTTATCTCACCTTTAAGATGATGGGAGTGCGACAAGTTCCCTGGCCGGTCGCATTTGACCAACATTATAACGCATACTATTGTAATGAAACTGACGTAAAGTCCAATGGCGCGAAGCCATCCCTCAGTGTGGAAGAACAAATAAATAAGAGTGCCAGAAACGTCCAAGTGATGCTAGGCGTAAAAGGTGCAGTGCAAAACTATGAGTTACGGTTGTTGCATCAAGTTGGGGAGATGGTGACAATTCCCACTAGGATTGATTCCAGTATAATAATGCAGGAAGTCATAACCTCCGGATTAAAACCAATTAAAAACAACTATATAGACAATTGCGTTCTAAATGTGGTGTTAGATTGTCTAGAACGGCACCCAATAATCAGCCGACAGGCTGAGAATTTGTATCGTACTCAAACATTCATCACTGTCAGCGACGTTATGGAATTTCTAATACAGTTACCTGTATCATACCTAATTTGCCATGGTGGTACGGCCATAATGTGTAAACGCCAGAGTGACGCACATGTCCGCATTTACGTCACGGAAGATATGAGCCACGCAGAGGAATTTACGTACACTGGCGTGGTGAACGCGGCCCCAGTTGTGGATGATGTATACCAGGATTTGATTGTTAATGGTAATTTCGAAGACGACATTAAAATTGCAACCCGGTTGCTAGAAGGTGTGCCACAACCTAGTGTGCAACAAATAATCAATCACTTAGCACAAACCAGCATGCGTAAATTACACCCAGTTGAGATTTTCAAAGGTACGACAGCGGTTGGACACTTTCAGACCACTGTGCGATTAAGTGCTGGTTACTCCTACGCATGCTTCACCTCCGATGGGGTGGTAATGGCGTTATGTGTACCCAGTGTGTCTGGTAATCCCATCTTGCTACACATGCACGATAGACAGTACCAATGCGCTGTGGTAATGAGAATGAACAAATTGATTAATATACAAGTGGGCGTCTCACGCAGTCTGATAAGATCAACCACCCTTGTAGCAATCAACCACTCTACCGCCACTAAATTAAAGTGCAGAGGAATATATGTGTCATCTGTTGGCCAAACCAATGCAGATACACTATACATATATGACACTTGGGCACGGAAACACCATCTAGAACCTGAGCAGGACGTGATCAGGAGTGCGAAACGAATAATGGGCGTACCAGAGGAGGATAAAGCGATGTTGTTTGATCTAACTACCAAGCGGTCACTACTGTTACATAATGATTATCCCGTTTGTATTGCAAAAGGCAAGTTATACTTCCGATTAGAACACGGTTGTGAGCAGAGTGCAGCTATCATTTCCCGCATTCGTGCTGTCAGCAAAGTCAGCGATAACCTGGCCATACTGCCTTATTCACAGGAAAAGGTGCCAATGGTAATGATTGTCTTTAAGTACGATGGCACTAAAGTCACATATAGTAACACCAGCGATGTTAGCCCACCCAGTACCTTGCAAGAACTAGTCGACCTTATTAAATTAGACACACAAGTGGCTATTAACCAGTTGAAAAACATGGCCACACAACACGGTTATATGACGTTAGAGGCATGTAAGATTGAGCTGGTGGTGAAACCCATATCTCTACCTGACTTGAGTATGGCTGTAAGGAGGAAATTGTTGATAGCTGACACCGATATACTGATCAATTTGAATGCATGGCGCTTCCAAATCGTGAAACAAGGTGCAGGGTTCAGTAAATTCGATGAACTTATAATCCCATCACTAGACGACAACAAATTCAATAGTGGAAGATATGTGGTGCAAAATGAAACTGAATCGACAACTATAACAAATAATATGCCAGCCCTGCTACCATTGGATTTCTCGCAGGCTGACGTAAATTTCGTCGCACGGCAACAACTGTCGTATCATGCCAAAGAGAATCAAATAATTTCTGTAGGGTCAGTAGGTTCGGTAGGCATGGAAGTCGATGCCATTACGCTTGATGAAATCCCGCAATCGCAAGTTATGGATTTCTGGCATAACGAAGAGCTCTTGGACAGTAATATTATCCTCCCAACCAACACTTCGTTCACTGTGTCGAGTAGAATTCACCCGATACGCATAAAGTCAAATGCTTATTTACTAATGGAAATGTACCCAATGTATGCGCGCCCGTCCCGCAGCAAGGCATTTGCAGAGGAATTGAATAGTATCACCAATAGACATGGTGCATACACGGTGTATAGGAAAGTGAACTTAGATGTGAAGATGGAAGTGCAAATGCTGCTGGACAATTATATGCGAGCTGACTGCAACCAGATAATAGCGCAATACCAGGGCAGCCAGATTAATTTTGAGCCAGCGAAAGCCCAGGCATGGATTGATAAGCACAACATGCCAGCTAAGGTACGTTCAGATGTAATTGAGATGCTGAACTCTGGGTGGGAACGCACGCCCATCAATGCAATGTCTGTGCATGGTAAAACAGAGCAGACGACAAAAATGAAAACAACACGCTGGTTTGACGAAGTCGTCACCCGCAGCATAGTAGCGGCACCTTATGCAGTTTCAGCCTTGTTCGCTGATATATTCCTGGAAGCCAAACAGCGCTTAAAAGCACTGCTTTCAGATAAGGTATTCTACTCTGATGGTAGCACACCCCTGGAATTAGCTGCAGTGATCCGCAGTTCTGAAGATTTCACGTTCTGTGTTGAAGATGACCTAACACAACAAGATAGGCAAGTTGATCACCAGTTAATTGCGGTCGAAATGGAATTATACAAATTACTAGGTGTAAGTGGCAACGTGTTAGCGTTTTATCGCATGTGCCACGAAAAATGGTCATGGAAGGGGCACGGCATTAGTGGTGTATGGGATGCAATGCGCTTGAGTGGACAAGTCACCACTGCTCTGGGCAATGCAATAACCAACATGATTGTGCACAACCGTTTCATGTTGCGAAACAAGTCGAAGATATGCAAAATGCTATTCCTAGGTGACGACATCATTTTCCTGATGAAGCAGGAGGTGACGGTCACCAAGCACGGTACTGAGACCAAGGAATTGTACAACATGCAATCAAAGATAGTGTCTCGGCGTTACGTGGGTGGTTTCATCTCCATGGTAGTTTACAATATTGCGGGCAATGTTGGCATCTGCCCACATTTCAAGCGGATGCGGCATAGGTTCTCTGTGTGCAATTATACATATCCAGTAGATGAAACCGCTGACAAAGTAAAATCCCGTGTGCTGTCATATTTGTACATGATAGGTGATTGCGCATGGGCACGTGCACTTGTCGAAAAGATGGGGTACTCGGTGCAACTGCCGCAGTGGTATCACATGGATACTGCAATAGTGGCCAATTCATTGTATGATGAAGAGGAAGAATGGCAAACACGTTCGCATATTTCGGCTCTTCGATATATGCTAGAGAATCAAGTAGTGAAACGCCATAAGTTCCTCACGTGGTCAAGTGTTTAAATAATTTAATTTCATTGTGGGGTCCGATCTATAAGC